CTCCGACCTCATCGACGATTCCTCTTCCACCGTTTATCGTATCGAACTGCTTCATTATTCCCTTTGTAGCCTCTTCGATAGAGATTTCGCCTTTCTGCCAAGCTTTTTGATATTCTCTAATCTTCATTTGAGCATCGGTTAGTTTTTCGTCATTTTCGTTCTTAATTAAGAGAATGTCTTTGATGATTTCCTCAGTGGCCTTCCCTACAGTTTTTTGAACATCTGTGAAAGAATTAGATAGAGCATGGACGATATTGCCGTATGCTTGATCCCTTAACAGCTGTGTTTCGTCCAGTAAATTAGTCATTGCGTCAATTAACTTCTCTAGCTCAATAGCACTATCACCAGCGTTAGATTGTATAACCTTGAACAAGGTTTCGATAGACTGTTTAGCTCTGTCAATATTGGCTTTATGTTCTTTTAGCTTTTCCCCACCCTCGATGATAGGGTCAAACCCACTACCGATCTCTTCCATGAGATTCGAAAAGGCTTTAGATAATTCGGTTATCAATGTTCCACCGTTATTACCGATTGCCTCTTGGATAAGAGCATCTATCCTTCTATTTGTACCTATCACAAAACCAGCGATTGTCATTGTTAGAACGGCGGCAACACCTATCGTCCAACCTACTGGACCAGTTCCAAAGGCTATCAATGATCCACCTACACCAAGTGCCCCACCGACAACAGCTTTCAATACATCCCAAATGTCACCACTACCCGATACAAGGTTGGCTATTCCACGTGTTCCTAGCACTATCCCTGTTATTGTCATTGTGATACCTAAGATTATTCCTGCCCCGCCTGTAGGTAAACTCTTTAACGTATCGAATACGGAGGCTACGCCTTTAGTTATTTGCCAGCCTAACATACCTATCCCTATAGCAACAACCACGTCTTTTATATGGTCAAAATTACCCCTTATAAAATTAATAAAAGGTGTCACTTTCTCGTAAATTTTATCGACAATTTCATTTACTTTATTTGAAACGTTTCCTAGAAAATCATAATCGTAGATACTAGGGTCAATCTCTAACCCTCCACCGCCGCCGATACCGCCACCGGAACCTATTCCACTGCTCCCGGTGTCTTTAGGTAGTATGTTTATCTCGTCAAAACCCATCAACACGCTCTTGAACGCCTTAGCCGCCTTACTCGCATCATCGAACCCATCTGCTGTATCATCCAATAGCGGAGGTAGTTCTCCTAATCCCGAATAATCTATTTTAGGTAATTCAAACCCAAATACCGCCGCTAAGGCTCTAGCCGCATCAGTGAGTACCCTAACAAAGGCTTGTATATATGGTAAAACCTTCATCAGTAAAGGAATTATCATGTTTCCTAACTCTCGCTTGAATAATAGCAATTGCTGATTTAAAATCCTCATAGCGTTAGCCGGGGTATGAATCTCCCTCGCAAAGTTCCCTAGAATACCCTGCCTTTTTGCAGTTTCCATTAGTTGTAGATATCGTATTTGGGATTTTTCATATTGGGTCATGGTTTCGACATTCGCTTCTATACCATGACGTAGAGCGGTTAATTTCAAAGTAGCTTCCGACATATCGAATCCCCATTCCCTCATAGGTCGAGGTTGCCCAGCCAAGGCACTTTGTAGTTTCTCCATAGCTACTTCATAATTAACATTAAAGACAGTAGCCAAGTCATAACCTAACTGTGTTAGATTCTTAGACATAACCGTTGCCTTGTCTGCCGCTATACCGAAACCTGTAGCCATGTTCTGGAATACAGCTTGGAACCTGATCCATTCGGAAGGATCTATCCCGAGAGCATCATATACTTTATTTGCGAACCTTAACGCTTCGTCGCTCGCACCCCGCATTGATATTCTAAACAAGTTCAGATTTTCCACATAGTTGTTACTTTCAACAACCCAATCTGCCATTTGTCTAGCAACTCTACGCAGTGCAAAATAGAGGACTCCTATTTTTACTTTCAACTGGCTTATCCCCGTACCCATTACACCAAAAGACTTACCAGTCCTCTTATTGGATGTGGACAATCTCTCGTTCTGGGTAATAAGTCTTTGGATTCTTGAAGGAAAAGCGCTAAACCCTGCGGCAACCTTATTCATCTCTTCCGCTAAAGGTCTTACAGCATTTACCACTCTTTCGATTTGAGCACCTAGAGCATTCATATCAATCTTCGATAATTGCTCCATAACCTCGGGCAATTTTCTAAGCTGGTTTAACATACTACCTAATGTCGATTTCCCAAGAGTTGTTAAAGGTCTTAAAGCATTTACCACTCTTTCGATTTGAGCGCCTAGAGCATTCATATCAACCTTCGACAATTGCTCCATAATCTCGGGTAATTTTCTAAGTTGATTTAACATGCTACCTAATGTCGATTTCCCGAGAGTTGTTAAAGGTTTGAAAGCTTCTACTAGTTTTAAAATATTATCTGCAAATTTCGTGTTCCGAAAAGCAACGTCTAGTTGTTGAGCCACTTGCTCAAATCTAGAAAGCTGATTTAGAGTGCTACCGAGTCTTGTTTGAATTGTTGTTAAAGGTGTTAAACTGTTAGTAAGTTGCTTAATATTATTACCAAAAGATTCGAAGTCCACGGTATCTAAGGTATCACTAATAACGGGTAATTCGTGGAGAGTATTTAAGGTAGCGCCTAATTTTGTATTAAAACCGCTTAGCGGAGTAAAAGAATTAGCTAATTTTTTTATTTGGGAAGCAAACCTATCGAAGCATGTAAATTCGTTTATTTCTTCCGCTGTTCTTTTAAAATGGCGTAAAGAATTCAACAATCCGTTCGCTTGTGTCTTAAAGCCTTGTAAAGGACGAAGAGAAGTAGACAACTGCTTCATCTGTTTGTTGAATCTATCAAAATTAACTCCTTCTAAAGACTTTCCTAAATCCCCAGTCGTCTTTTTTAATTTTTCCAACGACTCAGTAAGCGCATCAAGCCCGTTGACCGCTTTTTCCGAGTTTTGTGTTATTTCGATTTGCAATCCTTCTATAGTTATCGACATCAGCGCTCACCATCCTTCTTCGGTAAATCTAATCCGAAAGCCCAGGCTTCAAACATAGCCCGAGCTCTCTGTCTATCAGCTTTCCTTTTAGCCGCCTCAATATCTTCTGACTCTTTCTCCGTTAGAGGATACGGTTTATCAAGATACGGTTGGGGCTTAGTGCCGCTTTTGGCAAACGCATGGAGTACGGGAGATACCGCACATAAAGCATCGTAAATGTAAGCCCCTTGTAACCATAAGCTCTCATTCTCTCTTTTTTTCCTAATATCAAAAGCTTCTCTGTAATACTTTACTAACAAACAATCACTGTTCCAATATTGGTCATAGGTCATACCTATTGATAAATAAAAAGGAAAACAGTTATAAAATTGCTCAGTATACGATAATTGGGGAGCGGTCTCTACCAGCTCGCCCCCCACTCCACGTTTCCCTCGTTTTCTTCAGGCTCTTCCATGAGGGCCTCAAGAGGTTCGTTATACATTTCTGCCAACTTTTGAAGTAATTCCTCTTTATTTGTCATTTTCTCGTAGATAGCGTCAATCTCTTTTCGCTTTATAAATCGATGATGGGCGAGAAACGCTCCGGCGAATAAAGCGGGAAGAGTTAACATCGGTTTGTCTACTATGTCACTAATAACAAACCCTTGTCGCTCCATTGTTTCAATAGATTTTCTAGTAAATTCTAGAGTATAATTCTTGCCTTCGAATTCGAAGGTGATCTTTTTTGCCATTTAATCCACCTCTTCTTATTCTTCTTCTTCTTCTTCTTCTTCTTCTTCTTCTTCTTCTTCATCTTCTTTTAGCTCAGGCTTGCTGGAAGGAGCGACACTTATAACCATCTCTACAACCGCATTAACTTCCGCACCAGTAAGATAAACGGAATGTTCACCTTGCCATACGAATACACCCTCGTCACCATTTTCACCGAATTCTAATGCATAATACAGTTTTTTACCTTCATCAGCTTTTACAGCAAGGTAATCTTTTTTAGTGTAGTTGCTGGTAAATGCCATCTCTCCTGCGTTTTGAATACCGTTGATGTACGTCTGCATAGCGTCACTTAACGTAGTGGTTTCGATAAGTTCAGGTGCTCCCCCTAAATCCGGGAAGTTTTTAATATCTACTGTCTTTGTTAGCGCTTCTGCGCTTGTTCCCCATTTCAAGGTAACTCCATAAGTGCTAATAGCCATAAATTTCTCTACCTCCTATAAATTCTTTCATCGGCGGAAACTACCGCCGTGTATCTACCTATCATTCGGTAAATAGTACCGCTTTCTAAATTTGGAATAGGTTCTTTTAATGTTCTTGTAAAACC